CCGGCTGCTTGATGCTGCATTTCATGTGGCTTCAACCGAGTAGTTAAGGATCTACAATATGAAACCTGGTCGGTCTTCGATTGAGAATCTTGTCGATATCTCTAATCTTGGCTCTGAACCCATTGAAGTGAATGTGCCTGTGCATACTTTAAGAAGTTATATAACTTCTTATACGCACAACACATCTCTCCTCGGTCGTATCGACTGTGGAGGCCCATTCGAGCTTTTTAAGGTCGAATTGGACTTCAATACCGTTACCCTTCGTCCCTACTGTATTCAGGGGGACTGGGGGTGGTGGTGTGGAGGCACCTATGCAGGTTGCTTCTGGGGGCTCAGTGTTTGGCCCGAGCTCGAAGCCGCACAAAATGGCATCGATCTTATGGCCGCGGCCGCTAGGTTTAAAGCGCCCCACGCAATCCAAGCTTCGAATCCGTCAAAACCGGAATCGGATCTTTTGGTTGCTGTCGTTGACACTGTCAAAGACGGGTTGCCTCATATTGTAGGATCCACGCTTTGGCGAGATAAAGCACTAACGGCAAAACATGCTGGAAGTGAATATCTCAATGTTGAATTTGGGTGGAAGCCCTTGATAAAAGATATCAAGGACTTTGCCCGAGTTGTACTGCATTCCTCACAATATGTGGAGCAGTACGAGCGTGGATCAGGGAAACGACAACGAAAGGGCTATAAGTTTCCATCAGAAGATGAGACTACTTATAGCGGTGAAACACCTTTCGTGCCGACGACTCCTATCAATACTTCCGTTTGGGTTCCTGCAGTGATGAAAGATACTGTAAGGACCGAAACGAAAGTATGGTTTGAGGGTGCCTTTAGGTACTATCTTGCACCTTCTGGCATTAGTCGGTATGTCCAGTTAGCTTCCAAGCTCTATGGTGTATCTTTAACACCAGATAAGCTTTGGGAATTAGCGCCCTGGACTTGGGCTTTGGACTGGTTTGGAAATATTGGCGATGTTATCGCAAATATATCCTTACTCGGACCAGATGCCACGGCGATGGAATGGGGTTATATGATGAGTAGTCGAGTTAAGACTACGCATCGTACCCAGCCCACAACCGGTGTGACTCTCTGGGCTCCAATTGAGGGTCATCCAGACGCAAGCGGCAAAACTGTCGACTTCCGTGTGGTTGAAACCGTATCTTCAAAACTACGGATTCAAGCCTCGCCCTACTCATTTGCAGTGGCTCCTGCTGCACTTACCGTGAAGCAGTCCGCAATCCTCGTCGCATTGGGTTTATCCCATATGACGTGAAGTGCCCATTACAAATGGGTACGAACCTCAACCAAGGAGATTCCTAGTATGTTTACAGATCCACAACCCATTTTGAGTAGTACCTCTATCGTTACAACTGATAGTGGTATTGCTCTTCCTCGAACGTCTGCTGGCACCAACTATAGCCAATATGCTAAGTCGGATGGCAACACGACGCTTACGATTCAGCACTCCTACGGCAAACGTGTCCGTAGGGTCGTCCGCCTTGATCTGCGGAAGATTGCTGCTGATCCCTTGATGTCCGGTGTTAACACCGAACAGTCAATGTCCACCTATTTGGTGGTCGACCTGCCTCGAACCGGCTTCACCGCCGTCGACCAGGTTGGGTATGTCAAGAATCTCGTTTCCTGGCTTGGTGATGCAAATTACACCAGGTCTGAACGATTTCTTGGAGGAGAAAGCTAAGCTTTCAATGTGTTGTGAATCAACGTAAAAGTTCATACTAGGCCTGGAAAATCAGCTCTATTTAAGGAGTGATTTTGAAAAGCCTTGTACTACTTTGGTTGAAGTTGGCCGAAGAATTCGGCCAATGGTGCAGCACCAGCACTCTTCATGACGGTAACACCGTCAGAAGGCGTGTCGAAACTGAGGGTATGTCTTTTCTGACAATTACCCTTCCCTTATTTGGCAAAGTTTTCGAGCGATGCTTAGATAAGGGCTGTGTTGAGCCTGGCGATTTTCTTGGTTTCAAGAGGTCGTCTGGTCCCCTCCCTTTGTTTTTGGGAGGTTTCCTTGCTCAGTGTTTCGACCGGCAAAGTGGTGTGATTCGCTTGGATGTGAACGTCGATTGCGTAACAGCAATCAGGCAACTGACCAATACTTTTGGGAAGTTGCAACTTCCTTGCGCAGAACATCGCGTTAAGGCTGCGTTCGATAAATACATCCAAGTTGAAAAGGAAGTGACAGATGGACGCACTAGGGTGGGCCTTCACGATTATCATCGTTTGGCTCGTGTTAGTACACACCTGTTTGGTGATATCTTTAGCGCTGTTTCTTCGGAAATTGCTGAAGGTATCTTAATTCCCAAACATGGTCCTGGGGCTACTGCAGAACGGCTATCGTCTAATCAACGATATCACCAAACTGTTTGGCCTCAGCGGTTAGAGGACGTTTTTCCTTATCTGGATAACGCCCTTCCGAGCTCATCTTATTATCATGAGTTAGACCATGTTCACTTCCCTGATCCTGGTGATGAATTACCTGTTCGGGTAATCCATGTGCCTAAAACGATGAAAACACCTCGTATCATTGCTATTGAGCCAAGTCCCATGCAATATATGCAACAGGCACTAATGGCATCTCTAGTCTCGAAGTTCGAGAGCAAATATGTTCCGGGTAATACCCGTAGCAATCTTTGCCATATGATGATCGGATTCACAGACCAAGCGCCTAACCAACGCATGGCTGAGATAGGTTCCTCACAAGGGAATCTAGCAACACTTGATTTAAGTGATGCGTCTGATCGTGTTTCCACTCAGCATGTTGAAGCTCTATTAGCCAACTTTCCTCTTTTGTTAGAGGCAGTTATGGCTGTTAGATCCTCACATGCTGACGTACCAGGATATGGTGTTGTTTCCTTATCTAAGTACGCATCTATGGGATCAGCTCTGTGTTTTCCGTTAGAAGCAGCGGTGTTTTTAGCCGTTATCTTCTTTGGAATTTGCACAGAAGAGTCACCCACTGGTCTTCGACGAGAAATTGCTTCTTATCGAGACCGCGTGCGTGTCTACGGAGATGATATTATCATTCCCGTGGATAAGGTGGACAGTGTGATGGCGGCACTCGAGCTATTCGGCTTTCGTGTCAATACCAGCAAGTCATTCTGGACTGGAAAGTTCAGAGAGTCTTGCGGAGGTGATTTTTATGCGGGCGTGGAAGTAACACCTTCACGCCTGAAGCATCTCTTTCCCTCCTCACACGCTGACGCCAAAGAGGTTATCAGTTTAGTAGCTTTCCGTAATCACCTGTATAAGCGTGGTTTATGGCAAACTGCTTACTGGTTAGATTCCCGTATAGAAACCGTGTTAATGGGTTTCTACCCGGTGGTCGAAGAAACCTCTCAGATTGTTGGCCGTCACTCGTTTCTCGGTTATGATACCGGTAAACGAACTGATCGCCATTTACATCGTCCTTTGGTTAAGGGCTTCTTTGTAAATAGCGTATCTCCTAGAGATTCTCTTGGAGATTGGCCTGCACTTCTGAAGTTCTTTCTCAAGCAGGGGAGTGATCCCTTGCCTGAAAAGCACTTAGAGCGCCAGGGACGTCCCCGAGTCGTCAGCATCAAACTCGGGTGGAAGCCTCCCTATTAAAGGGAGGTGGGCGCGCCAGGTGAAAGCCTAGGCGCGAGAGAAACTTGGGCCTTCGGGCCCTCTTTCT